AGTCTGCGGTTCCAGTCCACACGTATCGGCACAATATGGTCTACCACGTCAGCTTGCACATATAAGCCGTTTGCTTGGCATCGTTCACACAGTGGATGTGCTAGACGATACGAGTAAGATAGCTTGCGCCACACCTTGGACTTGTAGAACTGAAAGTAACGACCACCGATTGCTTTGCGATATGCGTAGCGTTCGTTGTCGGATGCTCGTGGTTCTGGCTTGTGCTTATCACAGTACCGTTGATTGAATGGCACCATGGTGTTGCACCCAGCGTGGTTACACAGCTTCATAATCATGACAACACGCCTGCCATTTCATGTTCAGGCTTATCATCGCGATAGTAAAGCTGAACAGTTATCATATTATCTGGCGCAGAGAATACCCGAATGAATCCGACTTGCCACCTGTGTAACGTCATGAACTTGTCGATGATACCGTTTAGTTCTCCTTGATGTGCAGTATATTCAAATAGTTTCATCGTTCTAAGCTCCTTTGGCTGTCTTCTTGAGTGTCACAACATCGAACGCATTAGGATCATCATCATAGGCAATGGACTGAATCGCGTACACGGTGCCATTAAGTTTTATCTGTGTGCTGTCATCTATCGCGTCAGTGTGGCGTATTACGATCGCTATGGTGTCCGCTAGGTCTGTGCCCGTAATCTGGTAGGTCTGTGTCACAGTGCGGTTATATGATCCATAGAACAGGGTACCAGTCGGCGTAAATGTAGAGATGTTAATACCTGCACCAGTCCTGCGACTAACTGTCTTACCGATTTCAGCCACCTTGTTCAGGCGGGCAATTGAATAGTTCTTCATGTGATTAACGCTCCTTAATATCTCTTATCCTTGACAAGATCAATCATGCGGTCAATTGAACTAATAGTGTCACTTGCTGAGGAGCAAAGTTCATGGTATGCAACGTGGCTAACGCTTCTATGTGAAGATCGTGTCAATAGATTAACGTGTGAGAATTGAAAACCATCTGACATTTCAAACGTTGGATATACTTCAATTTCATAGCCTTCACGTTGCTTAACAATGATGAACCAGCCTTTGGGTGTCATGCTGCGAACTAAGTAGTGTTCTTTCACCAGTGCTCCAAGTTCAGTCCACTTGTTCCGATCGTGTTTAACGTCTACGAGTGCTGCTTTGCGATATGCTGTTTTTGTCATTTCAATTTCTCCTTGTGGGTAGTTTTAAACTTGCTTGTCTGTTATATATTGCCGTATATTTATCCACGTTTTAGCTTCTTCATATGGTTGAAGCCAACGAGTGGAAAAAGGTGGGCCACTTGGGACACTTTTTCCCAGATCCTTTATATATCAACGTTTTCACGTCTAAATATATGTCCAATTCTGGGACACTTAAGGGACACTTTTTTGGACACTTGCCAATGTGTCCAGCGATGTGTCCCTGAAGTGTCCCAATAGTGTCCATGCGATTAAGACTGTCATTGCTGATATATCAACGTTTTAAAACCATGTGTCCCAAGTGGCCCTTGTTTTTCGACTCGTTGGCTGGCTTTAATTGTCTTCAATAAACAAATGCAAGTAACGCGATATTCTCGTGTTATTAAACTGTACTTTCTTTCTAGGAATTCCTTGTGCTTCTAATCGCCTTGTAAATTCTGGTTGTGAAAATGGTTTAATATTTTCTTCCCAACAATAATCTTGATATGCTTTGTAGATATTGCGTGATGAATCGCCACCGTTTGTATCTAATTCAATTCGGCAACGATCTTCAATAAATCTTGCAATGTTGTCAGAATCTTTAAGCCATTGTTCTTTAGCTGCTATCATGCTGGTTGATTTTGATAAGCTGTCACGGTCAATTGCACGTTTGAACGCTCGCAAGCATTGATAACTGAAAGCTGGTATCTCATCATAGATTTGATTGAGATCAAACTCTTTTTTGAAATTGTTATCAATTTTTTTCGGAAAAGGAACAACGTACAATCTTCGTATAAAGCCACTGGTAAAGTCTGAGAATTTGGGCAACTTATTAGCTGAAAAAATCAGCTTGGCAAAATTCATAAACGAAAAACCGTCTTTCCCCTTAAACTCCGCAAAGATTGTATCGTCTCCCGTAAGTGCCTTTATTTGACCAGTGGTCTTTAGAAAACTGTCATCAAGATCTGCAAACATGTTGACTTCTTTCTGATAAAGCTGGCTTCCAGTGAAACGATTATCTTTATTAGCCAGATCTTGTAAGGAAACGTTAGATACATTTCGTTTGTCAAGTATTTGCTTTACAAATTCGATAAATGTTGTTTTCCCGTTTTGACCGGTACCTTGTAAGATAATTAGTGCTTGGAATGGCGAGTAACGATGGTAAAAACAGTAGCCAATGAACTCCATTAGAAAATTTGCAGATATTGGATCGCCAGTCAAATGCGCTAACCAATCAACTGTCTTTAGATCCTTTCCCGATTTCATCTTTAGGTCGTAAGGATGGTTTTGCAAAATGTAATCCTCTGGTCGATGTGGTTGTAGCGTATCAGTGTCAAGATTATAAGTTCCGTTGGCGAATGTAATTAGATTAGGATCAGTGTGTTCAAATGGACTTTCAACCATTTCCGGATGATAGACTTTAATAAGAACATAGTGTTTTACTTCGCTTAATTTCCCTTGTGACCATTTTCCAACGCTTTCTAGTTTCTCAGTAATGATCGTATCGAGAAATTCACTTAGTTTATCCAAGCGCCACGTACCAGTAGCTTTGTCAAAACGTGCGCCTTGACTAAGCGTATCGAGACGTAACATAGGATTTTCTTTTATAATTTCTTGGCCTAACTTTGTAGCAGATACCTTGCGATTACCATTTTCATCGTAAAATATCCATTCAGGCTCATTTTTCTTCATCTGTACAACATTACTGGCTAGTTTTTTTGCATCTTCGGGCATCGCTTTAACCAACCGCACGCCTCCTCTCTTCGGCTTTCAATACTGACTTAAAAATCTTATTAACTTCGGCTTCTGCCAAGGGTGTATCTAGATAGTTATCATTAGTTGTAAACAGCAAGTTATAAACTGTCTGCGGTTCTGCACCAGTGAAAAACATTTTGCCAGCAATCTTGGTCAGAAAGTCATTGCGATTGCCGGTACTAGCGCCGTTTACTATTTCATCTAGCAGCTTGCCCGTCCATCGTTTGCCCCGATAAACCGTTGAACCACTAAACACTTGGTTAGGGTGGCTGACACGTTGGATTTCATCTAGTAACCACTGAGGTACTGGGGCTAGTTTAGTGATCTTGCGCCCTCTAAGTGGTTGATAAATGCCGTTTTCGCGAATGCTAGGGAAAACCGGTACACCAGTCGCAACATAGTCAAGGCCGGTTTTCTCGCCATTCTTAGAGAACAGATCCGATCGACTAGTTAGCTTCAATTCTTTGGGATAGGTGAAGAAAATATGAAGTCCACCGTTTGGGCTGATTTCCGCATAGCTCGAAGAAATTTGACCAGCACGACCATCAGCGCACAACTTAGCCAACGTATCACTGCCATTGGTCCCGCTTTTATGACCCACATCAATATCGAATACCAGCACGCCATCAAGCCCTAAGCCAATATTGTAGTTAGGATGTTCGCCCCACCATTTCTTGGCCTGTTCTGGGTCTTTGGTAGCGTCCTTATAGCCGTGTGAGCCTTTGAGTGGTGTTCTGGTTCCGGGCGCAAGTGGATAGACTGAAAAGCCATGCTGCTGATAACCAAGCGCTACTTTAAGCACGTCTACCATCGGCCGCATCTCCCTCCATAAGTAGACGGCGAGCATCAATAATCATGTCAGCGACTGTGTCGGCCAGTGCTGATTGCTGTTCATTGTTGATCTGATGTCGCAAGATATTCACCATTGCACTTGTATCGCTTAAAAGTGCCTGTGCGGTTGTATAGTAATCTTCCTTCATCATTTTTCCCCCTCATCAGTTTCAGGGAGGTCAATAGCGGTAATCTGGTCGGTGATAATATCTCGGGCACAAAAGACTAGGCATTTCCACGTATCAAAGTCTCGTAAAGCCTCTAAAGCTACCAATGTGGCATTTTCGTGCGAGTGATTGTTATCGAAATGACAAACTGAGATACCGAACTCATCTAGTTCATCGCATAGTGCAGATAGTGCCCCTTTTGCTTTGCGCAAGTCGTACAGCGAATCACCCAAATCTAATGGTTTATTAACAGTAGTTGAAACATTTTTCATCATAATGCCTCCATTTTCCTTGACAAAGTAACCACTTAGAGGCAAGCTAAAAGTTGATCTGTATCTTTTCGCTTGTCTTCTTCTCGCCTTGAGTTGTCGCTCTTGGCGGTTTTTTTGTGGCCTCAATTAGTGAGCGTTTTTCGGCTTTTTTAGCTGCCCAATACCGATCACAATCAGCGTCAGCCTTTACAAACTGCGGCCACGTCCACCCGAACTTGCTATTTATCATTTTTGCCATGGTAATAGTCCTCTCTAAACTGTAGAAACGCTCCCAGCACGCCACCGTTCATGAAAACCATCAGCATGACGGGGATAACTGTCGGGTGAATAAATATCCACGTAATAAGGCTAGTCATCGGTATCGTCCTCCTTGATATGGTTAAGGACGATCCGAGCATTTTGCTTGTCTGTTTCGGACGTAGCCGGATCGTTCAATAAAAGCATGGATTCGCTACGTAATACAAAGGCATCAGCGTACCAGCCTTCGTCAGTCTTCATGAAATGATCGTCTGAGTATTTCTG